GGAGCAGTTACATTTTCATGTAGGGTTGAGTCTCCGCTGTTATGACACCCAATGATCAACACCTCTGGATCTCCAATAACAATCTTATCTGACTGCATAGATACAGCCATGTCGTCAGCGTACACAAACTTTGATAGCCCGCTTGAATTCTCTACAATTGTTTTACTCATTAATCTATCCTTTTACTATAAGTTTAGTTGAAGCTACTGCTGTTCCAGCAAACACACTAGGATTACCTGCTGTAGTTCCTAGTGTACCGTCTGTTTGTACGAAATACGATTGACCGGGAGTTAAACTACTTTGGGCATCATCGACCGACCCTTTTACTTGAATAGTAGCATCTGCTCCGCTGGCATAAACACCATCAGATATTCCAATGTAGTTTTCTGCCGTGAGACTAGAAGCGGCGCTATAAACGCCCGCTTTTCTGCCAGCACTTGAACCATACCTGTAATAAACCATAACTGTTTTGTTACTATTAGAATCAAAAACATTTGTAAAAGGAGCTACATCATTACTTGGAAGTAGTTGCTGTCTTGTACCAAAACTTATACCTGTGCCACTGACGGTTCCTATTATATAGTATCCCCTGCCGGTACCAGAATCACTCATTCTATACATCAAATTAATAACATTTGAATTTGAGTCAAAACTAACCCTTTGATAGGATGTTGCTCCAGAATCAAACACAACAGGAGTACCAAAACTTATATTTGTACCACTCACAGTTCCGACGACCGCTTTTCCTTTTGAGGAATCTGAACCATCTTGGTAAGCAACAACAATTTTATTACTATTAGAGTCAAACGCAGTTGTTTGGTAATTATGATTTCCATCGTCATACTGTGCCGGAGAGCCAAAACTGATATTTGTACCATTCACAGTTCCAACAATTGCTTCCCCATTATCAGAGCCACCCTGATCCCTAAAAACAACTACAACTTTATTGCTATTAGAGTCAAAGGTACTTGCCGTTTGCCAGAAATGCGTAGTGACACTATTAAAAATCACGGGAGTACCAAAACTTATGCCTGTGCCACTGACGGTTCCAACAACTGCTCTACCTTTTTCAGTAGAGTCGTTTCTCCAAAAAATAACAACTTTGTTGCTGTTAGAATCAAAAGTGGTAGAAATACTTCGGCTTTCTATAGCGGCGCTATCAAAAATCACGGGAGTACCAAAACTTATGCCTGTGCCACTCACAGTACCTATAACTGTAGTTCCATAGTTATTGTTTCCATTGTCCGTATAAGCAATAACAACTTTGTTACTGTTAGAATCAAAGGTTATTGATTGAAACAGTACAGCGGCACTTTCATAAACCACGGCAGTCCCAAAACTTATACTACTGCCACTCACAGTGCCTACAATTGCAGTCCCATATCCACTGTTTCCACCGTCATCATACGTAATAACAACCTTGTTACTGTTGGAATCAAAGGTTGAAGCAAAACCATAACTAACGGCACCACTTCCAAAGTCAGTTATTGAACCTAGCCCTGCACCCTCTATAACACTCACAGTCCCATTGGCGTTAACAATAACTGCACTGCCGTCAGCTAAAGTGCCACTGGCTACAGCATTAACAAAGTTACTTAAAACTTCAGGGTCTTCGCCTATGTACTTCAAAGTTCTAGTCAATTTAAGAAATCTCTTCGTATGAACACAAAACTTTTAAATCGTTAGCGACCGCGGCTTGGGCACCGATAGATTTATCTTCTTCTAAATAAATAGAAGTATTCTTGTCTACAACTACAAGGGTTGAGTCAGCCGGGACAGAAACAGTTTTTACTATTTCTGTTGCAGTCCCTCCAATATCATCTTGCGAATAGTAGCTAACCGTAATGTCCGCAGCATTGGTTCCATCAACATTTGCTACAGTTATACTGTTGATCTTAAATACCTTACTCGATGAAGCGGCATTACTTACTATAGTAGTCGCATTGGTTGAACTTAAACTTACCACGGCAGTTTTACCGGTGATTGTTGCTACGTTTACAATATTTGGGGCTGACATTTTCTATTCCTTTTAGCCAAAGACAATAGCCATTGCTATGGCTTTCCCAGTTGAGATTCCAGCACTAGCAAATGAAAGTTTGCCAGAGCCATCTGTTACTAGTGCTTGACCACTAGAACCATCAGCGTTAGGTAATTCTAACCCATACGTTGCAGAGGCACTGTGAGGAGGCCCTGAAAGAGTAACACCATGTGAATTAGACTCGCAGTTAAAGCGAAGTCTGCCGGAGTTCGTGTTACCTCTAATTTCGAGATAACCCGTTCCATTTGCTTCAACCTGAAGGTTCCCGTTTGTGTTCGTCGATTCAACCTTGTTCGCGTCTAGCTTTAAGTTATCTACTCTAAGATCAGTGACGACTGCATTAGTGCCAATCGTGACACCATCAACAGTGCCACCGTTGATGTCTGTAGTAGTTAAGACAGAGCTACCTAAAGTAACAACACCTGTTGAGTTGGCTATGCTTCCTGCCGCCGTGCCATCCTTGGCCTTGAGGTTGGTTACTTCAATGTTTGTTAAATCTGTTGTTGTAGCATTGACAGTTGTAGCATTGACAGTTGTAATATTTCCTGTGGTAGCATCTACAGCGGTTACCAACAACCCTTCAAAAAGCTGTGTTACAGTAGATCCTGTTCCGGTTCCGCTAAATTTTAAGACAACATCCTTTCCATTAGGGATCTCAAAATCATTAGAAGCACTATAGTTGCCCTGGAAAATAATAAGACTTCGATTGTTTGTTAAACTGTTTCGTATGAAAACAATCTTTTCTGCATTATTTGGAGTTAGTTGAACGTAAGCTGTTGCACTTAAATCGCCACCGTCAACAAATTGGATAAACTTGTTTCGACCAGTAGAAGCCGCTCCATCAGTAATAGGAATTACAGTTGGTGACCCAGAAGCTCCCGCGGAGGACAACGTTATAGCCTCAATACCATTGATCGCTTGGTCAATAATATCAAAGTTAGTATTAGTTGTTGTTCCCCAAGCTCCGGACTGCTCCCCAGTAGCGATCTTCTCAATACCCAAATTAGTGGTATAGGTACTAGCCATTTAAAGTTCCTCTAAGCAACGATCTTAACCCAAACAGGGTCTTGATTTGATCCCACATTACCCCAAACAGGGTCTTGATTTGGTTTCAGTATACCCCAAATATTTACATTATTGACACTACCAGTTCCAATGACACCTGTCACATTAACATTGGAACCGTTTGTTTGTGAAATACTTCCAATTTGACCCGTAGAAGAAACACCTGATACTACAATTGATACATCTATTACTAAGGAGCCAAGAGAAATAGTTGCGGCTGTTCCCGTTACAGAAACTTGAGCTTGTGCAGGCGATGTGACAGTACCCACTAAAACGCTTGAAGACACACCAGTTAATAAGGGTGACGTCCCTATAACAGGACTAATAGTTCCTGTTGCAGACGCAATACTTAATCCAGTTACGGAAATAGATTCGTTTCTAATTCCGTCCACGGTCACATTTCCTACCGCGGTGGTAATAACTAAGTCAGAGCCTGACTCACTCCACGGCCCAGCGCCCCATGTATCTCGACCCCAGCCCCCTAAAGGAACGATTATATCAAAAACTGGAGAGTTAACTGAGAAGGTGCCTACAACTCCAGTTACGTCTACTACGCCCTGAGAGATTTGAGTGACCGTACCTACAGACCCTGTAACAGCAGACCCTGTAACAGTTACTATGGCATTTTTAACCGCTATAACGGTAGGCGTGCCTACCGAGCCGGTCGAGGAAACACCAGTAATCGCAACTGGAGCTATTTGACCAAACGCGCCAGAACTCCAGGTCTGTCTACCCCAACCCTGTAACGAGGCCATTGTTTACCTTATTAAGCTAGGCGAATAATAGCGTTATTTGCATCGTTGGCAGGGAATACAATTGTGAAATCACCTGACGTTGCCGTCTTATCGCTTCCAAAATCTAAAACAGCAACAGCCTTATCAGACACAGTATCGTTGTATATTAAACAGCCACGAGCCGTTAGAGTTACATTGCTAAACACACGGTTATCAAAATCAACCGTGGCTGTTGTACCACTACTTGGACGTGAAACAACAGGGTTTGCTAACGCCAGACCTGCCGCCGTGTAGTTAGAACTTCCCCCAGTAGAAACTTCATGCGTGCTAGTTGGAACTGCAGACGCGCTACTAGGCGCAGCATATGCAGTAGTTGCCGCACTTAAAGTTGCACTTGAAGTGAATAAAGCTAACTTGCACGAGTTACTAACTAGGTTGTGAGTACCGCCAAGAAGCTCTTGCTTAAAGCTAGAACACATTGCCTGTGAAATTGCCATGTTAAAGTTTCCTTAAAATTTCAGCCATGTCTTCATGACCTTGGCCTTTAAAGAGATTATACAACGTTGTCCTCTCAGAAAGCATGGCTTTTGAGATTGTCTGAATTAATACAGCTTTAATCTGATCTCTGTATTCTAAAGCCTGTTGCTGAAGGATCGGGTCAACACTCGTTCCCACATACAGGATTTTACTTAACGCCATATCCGCAAGCTCCTCGGGAGTATGCCCTCGGTTTTCTGTAGAAACAACGTAGACGTTGCCAACTTCTGCACTTGTTTGTTCTGAAAACATAGATTAAACCTTTTTCCGAACCACTGGTCCTGTTGTATATTCTTGAGTTGTTTCTTTAGCTTCCCCAAGTTGTTTCAAAGACGCTGCAGCTTCAGTAAATCTTGCAGTGTATAATTGCAACATGTCTGCCTCGCCCTTCATATATGTGTAAGCCTCACAAAGACTTCCATACAACATAGCAACAGGGGCATTCTCACTAAGCCAAGTAAGGGCAGAATCTGCGCCTGCTGTTAGACTTGCCGGTCTGTAAAAATAATGTAGCTCAGAAGCGTAGGAAGCATTTGGAGTTGGACCGATAATAAAATTATCCACATCAAACTGAGCATAGTATCTTGGAGCGCCAGTGGTTGCTGGATTTGGATTGTACTCTTGAACATAATCTACATCTTTGAAAAGCAAAAATACTTGCTCTCCGTCAACATGACCGACAGACACATTCGCTGCAGGTTGAGAAGATATAGATACAGCGGTAACAGTTTTAAAAAACTTGGTTCCGGTCACTGTAGAAACAGATCCTGGAAGTGCGATTGTTTCTGTTATTCCTGCCGCAGTTGAGTCCGTCCCTGTGACCGTAATTGTTTTAGTACCGTCATTAGCACCTAGTGTTGTGGCTGTAACCGCTCGAGCAATAGAAAAAGTGACCTTCCCACTAACGGCATTATTTCCATTAATTGTAAAAGCTGTATTTGGCTGAGACGCAGTTGCGATAGAGATTGTGTCTGATTTAGTAAACGCTAAAGAAAAGGGTGATAAAAAATCTGTAGGGGCTGTAAGAAATTTGACAGAAGATGTCATGGATCCGATAACATTTTTACGGAAAAAATTTAACTGTACATTTTTTAATATACGTTCTTCTGCTGCTCGAATAAATATAGGTATATTTCCTACAAAAGAGGTCTCGTTGTTCTCAGCGTAATCTTGAATAGCTTGTTTTAATTGCGCGTATGTGAAGCTCATTACGTTATCTCTATCGTTACAGTTCCCACAGAACATGTGGAAACCAAGTTATTGGAAGGAGTCACTCCTAAAATTTCTTTAAAACCAACCGGATTCCACCCAAATTGAATGCTTCTTTGTTCCTCTAAATTAGACTCTGGGCGAGGATTACGCAAAGCTTCGGGGTCAGGACTAGCATTAGGTGATCTAAGCTGCGGATGTTTTGGATCAAATTCATCTGGTCCAACTAACAGCCCTGTCCACTCTCTCTTCATCTCACGCAAACGATATCGAAACCCAGAGCGATCTGAAATACCAAAAGCTTTATTTCCTGCCGCGAATCGTGTCACTTTACAATCTCAAATACTGTATATCGGGCTGTAGTTTTAAGGACACACGATCCTCGTCCTCATCTGCCGCTCTTTGGAACTCTTCCTCATAAACAACTTTTAATAGCTGAACCCTTTCAGGGGCTTTTTTTAAGGCTAGATAATAAGCAAGTCCTGCAACCATGCACGGGAAGAAGCGAAAAGGAGTATCTGTAGTATTAACTAAAGAGCCCGCATCTTGAATCTGTTGTACATAGTAATAAACAAGAGCATCTGTACTATTTTCAGGGACAGGCCAAAGACTGATTTCTGGACTGATTTGACGATTGAAGAAAAACTGAGAGGGCCTTCCAGTTGTTGTCTTGTTTGGGATGTTTAAATATTCCCCTCTACTTATTCTACTAATAGAAAGATCAGTGCCTGATCTGCGAACAGAAACTTCTAGAATATCTGAGATAGCCGACTGTAATCCATTAGACGCTGTGTACTCCGAAGTACCTGCAACAAGATTAAAAGTCCCTTGCTTTACCGTCCACAGATTAACTCCTCTGTTCGCCCAATCTGCAAACATAAGGTTAAGGGAGCGACGAGCAGTTCTAGTATCATATCCGGTGCGTACCTCAACTCCGCACCGCTCATATGCTTCTTCAATGATATCTGCTACATCTAACTCAAAATCAAAAGAACCTGAAGTCGCCATATATTACTTCTTTCCTTTTTTCCAACTAACACGTTTGGTAGAGGTTTTTTTATTTACAGCCTTCTTGGCTCCTGAAGATTTACATTGAGCCATTGTTGGACGGCAGGCAGGGTAAGCTCTTTTACTACTTCCTTTAGCAGAGCTTCTTCCGCACGCTTTACCCGTTTTGCAATCAACCCAACCTTTACCATCGTTTTGACTAAACCATTTACGAAGCGACGCACCTTTTTTTGTTTTACTAACAGCCATTACAACTTCTTCGTTTTTTTGGCGCCCCAGTTTTTAGCACCAACTTTTCGACATTTAGCTAAAGCTCCACTTGCATAAGCACTAGGCCAGACTTTATAACGAGACTTAACTTTATGGTAGCACGCATCTTTCTTTGTCTTTGTTTTTGATTTGCTTGGTGATGTACTAACCTGCTTAGAGGTATTTGCCCTGGTTATCGTCATTACATCACATTCTTTACAAATTCAATGAAACCCATCGCGTGTAAAACATACATACCTAAACCCCCAAGAATCGCCCATTTAACTTGAAAAACTGTCTTTCTGATTTCAGAAACATCCTCTTTCAAGTCTTCCATATCTCTTATAATATAAGTTTGTTGTGTCGCATAGTGAGTAAACTGAACTCTCAGATCTTCAAAAGTATCCGCGGCGGCAACATTATCTTTTGGTGTGATTAACACTTCCACCTCTTACGAGCTTGGCAAATGCGTTTATCTGGCGTTTTCTTACAATCAATGCTATGCATTTTTTTCTGTCCTTCAGACCTAGCGCAATAAGACTTACGCCTTTTTGCATCCTTTGAACCCTTCTTGACAGTACCTGTAACGGCGGTCTTTAACTTAGAGCCAGGGTTTTTGCGTCGATACGCCTTAACCCCCGCCTCAGTCATCCCCGCGCCGGATTTGGTAGGCCGGAAATTCTTCTTNCTCTTAGCNGGCATTGAAGGTTTTTTACGTTCTGCCATGATACTTATATTTAAGCGTGGAACGCCGTAACCATATGCGCCCCAGCAACATCATATTTGATGATTAAGTTGGTTTTAAACAAAACCCCTTCTTCAGGAATATAAACATCGTCTGCCGCATTATTAATGCCGCTAGTTTTTGTAATAAACACTACAACAGCGTTATCATCTTCTGGAGCCAACCCGTCAATAAAGTCTACTCTGTGAGAAACACTGTTTGAGATAGTAGTAAACGCCTTCAGCCGCGTCCGTCCTGTGTTAAAACTAGCCGAAGCCTCACTTGTCATCCCTACAGAAACATTTGCCGCGTACTGGGCACTGCATGTAGCAGAAACAATAGTTTTAAAGTACTTACTTCCTGAAACAGTTGCCGCCGATCCCGTAGAAACTATAACTTCTGTTAAGGACTTTCCATTTAAGTCGGTCCCAACAATAGTTACAGTTTTCCCGTTATCTGATGTTCCTGTAGTAGTAACACTAAGTTTACGAGCCTGCGCTTGAGTGAAAGAAGAATTAGCTATTGTAAACGTTGAAGACGGCCTTGCCGCCGCTGCAACGAAGGTTGTAGACGCAGCTTGTGCGTCTACAATTGTTTGAGCAACAATATCTGAGCCTGCCATATTAATATCCCTTAGGTGTTTGCAGCTTTATCCTGCAAGTTGTTCGCCTGCAAATAAGTAAACGTCACCGTAACTTGACCCGTAGCCGCAGCACCTCCTGCAGAAGTTAACGTAGCTGTTATCTGAGTATCCGTACCAAAGCGATCTGATTCATCCAAAGCCGCGTTTGCGATAGACGAGGTTTCCCCAACAGCTTTGATGTTAGTGTTCGCAATAAAATACTGAGCCGTGCCAGTTTTACCAACTGAAACAGTCGCTGCGCCAGCCGCATTACTGGCTATGGCAACTCTTATAGTAACGGAAAGAAGCTGCGAGTTTTCGGGAATAACTCCAACATCATAGGTTGTTGCCCCTACTGCTACTGCGGCGTCAATCATAATTGACTGAGCCATCACAACTTGCCCTACGTTAGCAACATTTTCTCCTAACAGGATGCCTGTTGTATTTTTAATTGTACCGGCCTTAATTGGACCTGAAAAACTTGTACTAGCCATTTTAACTTACTACCTTTCAACAATTGCTGTTATATAATCCACTACCATAATCCACTACCATAAACGATACACCAGGTCTAACCAAAAAGACAGAGTGCATGGCCCTCTGCACTTTGTTTTAAGACAGCCCTCAAAAGATAGGTTTCATCTTGTGTCTTAAATTTTTACAAGGTGTCTGCACCGAACGAGGGACATCCGGCGCAGACTATTTATTGTACGCTCAATAAAAAAAGGGGCGCAAGCCCCTTTCTTCAGTAGTTATTATACTACTTATTACGCACCAGGTGAACCGAACACACAACGTGGATCCGAAAATCCGAAGCTGTAACGCTCACGCGCCTTAAAGCGCATATTACCTGTGTCGAAATCAGCTTCCATGTTTGTATTTAATGGAGACCGTTCGAAGTGGACAAAACCACGAGGAGCATCTGTTAAGACGAAAAACGCATCTGGATCTGTCAGGAAGTCGTTGACAGCATAGCCGTCAGGCAACATACCCATAGAACGCATAGCGTTTACGTCATTGTCTGAAGTTCCAACACGAAGGTTAGAAACCATCAGACGCTCTGCAATGAACTGAAGTTGACGTGGAATAACCAACTTAGTGCCGCGCAAAGCAACTTTCAATCCACGCTCGTCTACGAACCCAGCAATATTGATGAGCGCGTCCTCGAGTGAGGTTTCGTTAAGATCAGCAGCAACAGTAGGCTCGTTTGCTAAGACCCCACCATTTACCAAAGGGTGATTTTGGTCACAAAGTGCGACTCCATCACCACCAGAGTTTGCACCAGCCAGGAACGCATTGTTCAGGATGGATGCAGCTTTGACCTGCTTTGTGTGAGCCATTGACCGAGCAAGAGCACGAGTGTAACGAGAGCCAAGACGATCATACAGATTGTCTTCAATCGCTTCTTCAGTGATCGAGAATGCCAGAGCAATAGTCTCGTGGTTGTAACGCGCAGTATATGCTTCTTGTGCATCATCAAAGCTGACGTTAGAACCTTCAGACTTTGTTGGTGCGGCTCCGAAGCCTGACAACATTACTTCTTCTTCAAACGCTCGGTCTGAGGATTCAGTAGTGTATATCTCTGCGTGTTGATTTTCATACCGAGAATACTCCATGCCAAAGAGGGCATTGAGTCCCGGCTCCAGTTCTTTTGCTAGTTGAGCGCGAGAAATAGCCATTTTCTAATCCCCTTATACACCAGTGACACTGACAGTACCCTGAGCGATTGAACCGTTCGGAGCATTGAAGTGATTGTTAATACGAACAATCAACGGTATTCCTGCTACTGTAAAATCAGCATTCCTCGGATCGTCCATTACTCCAACAATTCGAAGCGCAAGCCCCGCGGTTGTCGCAATAGTGTTTAGATCTGCTGTGGCAGAAGAATTACCTGTTGTATCGTTACCTGTGTTACCTGTAGCGAATGCTATGTTAGCGAAAACCGCTGCACGCACTTCGGCTTCAGTGTTTGCGCCAGCTACGACATTAGACGTGGCAATCGTAAACAACTGCATAGGATTGTCGTATACAAACGCTCTGACGGGATGATTTGCATCCGCACCAGAACCAGGCCAAAAGTTTGAGAAAATTGTTTCACCAGTGACTGAACTAACGTATTCACATCCATTAAACACACCTACAATAGAGACAGTTCCGCCTGCTGCTGCTTGGAGATCATCGATCACACCAGCCGCGGTAGGAATAACTGCCATACCTTTGTAAAGTTTATTTGTGTTGCCTGAAGCGATACGGTACTCAGTTACACCAGTGGAGTTGGGTGCAGCACCCACCATGCCATACGGACGTAGTCCGAAGGCTCCATTTGCGTTAGCCATGAGTCTTTACCTCTTAAAACTACTCATTGTTGTCGCCTTTGCGACCCCCAAAACTAACCCGACTCTGCCTGTTTTGTGTCATAGGCATCGAGGGGTGTTGTTCTTTCATCATGTCTTGGTCAACAGCAGTCATTTGTTCTCGGGTCCGGACTCCGTAATACTCGGATCGTTCTTTAGCTGTTTCCACAGGAATCCGGCAAAGCATTAAGCCTCCCTGACCTATAACTCCTGCGTGCTTACCCTCATCAATAACAGGGTATTCGTAACTCGGATACTCTTCCCCGCGAACAGGCTCCCAGCCCTCACGCAAGCGCGTGTGAACATTCATGGTGTCCTCTTCGTTGCGAATCGACGTCCGAATCCAACGGTGTGAATAGCCCTCTGGGGCAGGTGGAGCATCCAATCGACTTGGAGGTGCCCACGGTTTCCTTCGCTCTTCAGTAGAACGGTTCTTCGTTGCGCGTGGAGCGCGAGCCTCAGCTTCTGTCATCTAAATCTCCTTATGGTTTAACGTATTTAGCGTACTCTTCGAGCGGAACGCCAAGACGCTTTGCCATCTGGACTTGAGATGGAGAAAGCTTGACCTTTCTGCTGCGCCCCGAATTGCGGGAAGCGGAAGTATCAGCGGTGGCGACCTGAGAACTTCCTCCCGATTTTTGACCCTTAAATTTGTGCGGAAACTCCCGACGCATTCTTGAGTTAACCTCATTGTAGTACTCGTCAGACGTAGGATCAAATCCTTCTTCTTCAACAAGCTTACGATGAATTCCAAACGCGGCGTATGTCATTACTTCGTCTTGACCAAACCACTCGTTTTTTGTGGCCCAGCTTTGCGCCTTTGGATCAGGCTCTTGCACCGGCGCTTGTTGTGCAGTCGGCGCTTGTTGTGCGGTCGGAGCTTGCCCTTGAACCTGAACTCTATCTCCCTGAGACTGCTGTCTCTGAGTAGCGATTCGATGGCGCTCTTGCTCAATTTGAATTCTGTTAAGCTCTTGCTGGGATTCAAATAACTTGTCAACGTCTCCACTGTCTTGAGCGTCCCCATATTTCTGCCTAACTTGAGCTAACTGAGATTCTAACCGAGTTCCATATTCTGAAAGATAACCACTGTCTAAAGACTGCACACGAGTTTTTAACTGATCGTTTTCATTCTTTAGCTGTTGTGCTATCCGAACGGCTTCTGTTCGATCTCGCTCTTCTTGACGGTACTTTTCAGTAAGTTTTTTTATCCGTTTCTGTACGTTTTTACTGTAGTTTTCAATCTCTTCCCCACCTGAAGAATCATCTTCAGTGATTGTAGAGGCTTCCGCACCTTCAGGAGCGTCTGGTTGAGCAACCTCAACCTCTACATCATTACCTTCTTCTTCAGTGCTTTCTTTTAAATCTTCTTCAGACATTACCGATATCCCCTGGTTCTGAAATTGTTGCGATCACCTCGTCGTCATTGAGTATGCGGATCTCTCCGCCGTCAATTTTAAAGCGTGAGCCTGAATAGCGACCAATGCATACCCAATCACCTTGTTTGCACCAGGGCTCTTCTTCCCCGAATTTAACTGGATCTTTGTACGCTAATGGGCCAACTTTTAAGACATACGCAACAACGGTAGCTAACTGTTCTCTTTCTCTAATATGATCTGGTATATAAATACCGCCGTCGGTTTTTAATTTACCTTGATACGGCATAACAAGAATCCGCCAACCCGTAGGTTTAGGCAGTCTTTCAAGTAACGATTTGTCTAAAAGAGAGGGGTCAAGAACGCGCTCGTTGGGATCAACATAGGCTTTTTCTAAGCCTTCAGGTTCTTCCGTTTTAAGTTGTTCTGTTTTTTCTTCTGCGGCAATTGTTTCCGCGACATGTTCAGGTATCAATAAAGATGGATTCGACATCGTCTTCTGAGTTCTCCAGCAGGGTTTTCATTTCTTCCCTAATAAAGGTGAGTCCCTGTAACTCACCAACTAGGCTGCGGTACGTCTCGTAATCTTGAGCAGCACCGGATGTCAGATAGGTAGATATATCATCTTGCCTAACGTTAATACGTTTATACAGCGTTTGTGCAAATTGAACAAGATCCATTATTTTTTAACTTTCTTTTGCACTGCTTTAGACAACTTATCCATATGAAACAAAGGTTGACTTGTTGATGTGTGGGTTTTACCAGACATCAACTTGCCGTTTGTTTTATGGGTAGCGCCTTTATATTCTTTTCCATTTTTTAAAAAATGTTTTTGACCCATACCCATTAAAAAATTCCTTTAAATTTTTTCCCTGAAACTTGGACGCAGCCTCCATCCATATAGCCTTTATCCACAGAGCCTCCATCCATATAGCCCTTATCCATATAGCCTCCACCCATGAGACCAACAGGCTTTTTATCCACAGAGCCTCCATCCATAAGGCCCATAAACTTTTTCCTCATACCCTCGACTTTTGCGCGGCGAGCAGACTCTTTTTTCATATCCATAGCAACAGTACCTGGGTCCATAAAAGGTCTTTTCTTATCCTTTTTCCGTTGCTTTACTTCAGATGCGCCGTCTCCTCGGCCTCCGGTTTTAGTTTTAGTTTTGTCTTTAGATTTCATTCAACTATCCTCTTCCTATTTAGTTAAATTCTTGTACTTTTCAAACGATCTTAATCCACCCATTCCGAGCATACCCAAAAGCACTGTCATTAGCGAGTCCATATCGAATACAGGGAGCGGAGGTATTTCTTTACCAGAGAGAGCCACTCCAAACAGTATGCACGGCACAAGGACATAGTGGTAAAAAAGCGCAATTGAACACGTCCAGCCCACGCTTGGGCGCCACCCAGCAACAAAAAGACTCTTGTGTTGAGACTCTGACTTATTAACTTCAATTTGGGCCATTGCAGCGGCTGCAGCTTGTTTTTGAGCCATTGTCGCAATTTCGTGAGCCAAAGCATTTTTTTGATCCTTATCTTCAACAAACTTATCTAGTAACCCAGTAACAGGCCCTATAAGAGATCCAATCAAGTTTATCATGTTCTACTCTCCCGTCTTTCTCTAGAGGGGACTTTTTCTTTGGTTTTAGCGTAGGCTTGTGCGCCAAAGAAACAAGCTGTCAATCCAGACCCGGCAACAAAATAGGTAGGAGCCACATCAGACAAAAGACTAGCAGCATTATCAAGACCAAGTATGTCACATAGTACGATCCCACTTGGGTATAAGAGCATCCCCCATAAAGAAAACCAAGCCATTTTCCTAATTTGATCTTCTTTTTTATCTGAGTTTTGTATTTGTAAAATTTGTTCAGCGCGTTCCAGTTCTTCATCAGTTATTGTTCCGTCTTGATCCAAATCTAGATCCTTGTAAATACTGTCCTTCTGAAACAACTTAGTCACTCAGAGCGCCTCGATTAGTAACAAGCCAATATATAAAGGCCACGGCCCCGCCCAACAAACCGACAATACTAACCCCAGCAATACAATAAAGAAGTCCATCCTTAAAGGCTTTTTCTCTAGCCACTTTTTTACGAACACGCTCTAGCTGCGCCTCTTCTCGACTCCGCTTCTGGTCGGCTTGGTACCTAAGAAAATCTTGATAAAGTCCGGCTCGGCCTTGATAAATGAGCATGGTTTTCAATTCTTCTTCCGCTACTTTTAGCTTCTCTAACGCCATAAAGTTTTCAAGGTCTGCGCCACTACCAGACCGACTAGCATTTTTTTGAATCTCCGCCTTACAATCAAAGTAACTTGAAAGCTCCCGCCCACAGTCCATTATATCTCGACCATTCGCTAGAGCCTCTTTAACGGTAGAGATTGCAGCATTGGCTGTGGATATTAATGCGACTGCTTCAAAAATCATGGTTAAGTCTGCCTCTGCCTTTGAATCTCAATTCTCTCTCTATTCACATCGGATCTTTGATCGGCTATCTCTTCTTGTAGCTCAAGCCTGGCTGAATCCGTTGCGGCTCGTTGCATAAGCTTGTCTCTCTCAAGTTTCAACTCGTCTTCATCGGACTTAGCCTTTCGCTCCGTATCCGCGGCTTTAATAGCTAACTCTTGCTGTCGAATAGCTACTAGAGGATCTCCTGTGCCTTCAGGTTGTATCTGTTTCATAAGTTCTTGAGTGAACTGTGCCTCTAGTTGTGCCACTTTTGCTTCAGTAGCCACTGGATCCATTTGCTGTGCCATCTGCTGTACTCGAGCAGCAGCTTCAGCTTCGTTAATTTGACCTGCTTGGAAGGCCACTTGAATCTGCATATTTTCTTCATTCATCTGCTCTAACTCTTTATTAACAACACTCTTCGCCTTCATTGAGATGTGACGGAACATGTGCTCAAGAAGATTAGCTTGCACTTGAGGTGTTGCTTGCACGATAGGCATACGATAAAAACTAGCGTGTGTTGCAAGATGAGCATCGTGATCCTGCTCAGGGAAAACCTGAATCGGTAATCCTTTAGCC